TTCAAAAACAAAAAGTCCTAAAGGTAGTTGGCTTTATAGGATCTATTATATTACCTATCATCACACTAATAGCTTTAATTTAAATGAGTGATATTAAAAAAGTCATAAGACAAGAATACTTACAATGTGCCTCTGATCCTGCACATTTTATGAAAAAATATTGCTTCATCCAACACCCACAGAGGGGCAGAATTCAATTTGCTCTTTTTCCATTCCAAGAAAAAGTATTAAAATTATTTCAAGATAACCCCTATTCAATGATATTAAAAGCTAGGCAGTTAGGTCTTACTACTTTAGTTTCAGCTTATTCCTTATGGTTAATGTTATTTCATAAAGATAAAAATATACTTTGTGTAGCAACTAAACAGGAAACAGCTAAAAATATGGTTACAAAGGTAAAATTTATGTTTAGCAATTTACCTTCCTGGCTAAAAATAGATGCAGATGAAAATAATAAATTAAATCTTAGATTAAAAAACGGCTCCCAAATTAAGGCAACTTCAGCAGCATCAGATGCAGGTAGATCAGAAGCAGTTAGTTTACTAATGGTTGATGAGGCCGCTTTCATTGATAATATAGGTGAAATATGGGCTTCAGCTCAACAAACTCTAGCTACGGGTGGGGGTTGTATTGTATTATCTACTCCTTATGGTACAGGAAATTGGTTTCATCAAACATGGGTTAGAGCAGAAAATAGAGAAAACGATTTTATACCTATAAAATTACCATGGTTTGTACATCCAGAAAGAGATCAAGCATGGAGAGATAGACAAGATGAATTATTAGGTGACCCTAGAATGGCAGCACAAGAATGTGATTGCGATTTCTCAACTTCTGGTGATATAGTTTTCTATGCTGAGTATATGGAGTACTATGAAAAATCATTTATTAAAGAACCTTTGGAGAGGCGAGGAGCCGATCGTAACTTGTGGATATGGGAACCGTGTGATTATTCAAGAACTTATATGGTTGTAGCTGATGTAGCTAGAGGAGATGGAAAAGACCATTCAGCTTTTCATATTATTGATGTTGAAAATAATGTACAAGTTGGAGAATATAAAGGACAATTAGGAACAAAAGAATATGGACATTTATTAGTAGGTATAGCAACTGAATATAATAATGCCCTATTAGTAATAGAAAATAATAATATAGGATGGGCAACTATCCAAACAGTAATAGATAGAGGATATCAGAATCTTTATTATTCACCTAAAAGTGGAGAAGTAAGAGCTGATTCGTATTTTGACCAATATATGGACACATCAAAAATGGTAGCAGGGTTTACAATGTCATCAAGAACAAGACCAATGGTTGTAGGTAAATTCCAGGAACATATTTCTGATAAAGGTGTAACTATCCAATCAAAAAGGTTAATTGAAGAAATGAAAACTTTTATTTGGAAAAATGGAAGACCTGAAGCTCAAGCAGGATATAATGATGATTTAGTAATGTCTTTTGGTGTAGCAATGTATATGAGAGACACAGCCTTTAAATTTAGGCAACATGGAGTTGATTTAACTAAAAGTATGTTAAATGGAATTTCCACAAATAAAACAACATATACTGGGGTTTATACTCCCCCAGGGCAACAAAATGAAAACCCCTGGAAAATTGATAATCCCTATTCTGATGGGGAGGAAGACATTAGGTGGCTCCTATAATATTTATAACAATATATAACAAATGGCAGATAAAAGACTATTTTCAAGATTAAAAAGACTATTTTCAACAGATGTAGTTATCCGTAACCAAGGTGGAAACCAAGTAAAAGTTATGGATGTAAATAAAATCCAACAATCTGGTGAATATGAAACAAATTCTTTAGTTGATAGGTTTAATAGAGTTTATACAAATTCACCTACTTCTTTATATGGGTATCAAAGTAATTTTAATTACCAAACCCTAAGACCTCAATTATATTCAGAATATGATTCAATGGATACAGATGCAATTATAGCCTCTGCCCTAGATATTATAGCTGATGAAAGTACATTAAAAAATGATATGGGGGAAGTTCTTCAAATTAGAAGTTCAGATGAAAATGTACAAAAAATATTATATAACCTATTTTACGATGTCTTAAACATTGAATTTAATCTTTGGCCCTGGATTCGTAATATGTGTAAGTATGGAGATTTCTTTTTAAAATTAGAAATTGCAGAAAAATTTGGTGTTTATAATGTTATACCTTATAATGCTTTCCATATTGAAAGATTAGAGGGACAAGATCCTGATAACCCAAATGATATTCAATATGGCTTTGATCCTGAAGGAGTATCTACAGGGGGGTATGGTTTTTATAATGTTCCTGGAGCTAATAATGTAAATAGTAATACTTTGATTTTTGATAATTATGAAATGGCCCATTTTAGATTACTCACTGATACTAACTTCCTACCTTATGGTAGGTCATATATAGAACCAGCACGTAAGTTGTTTAAACAATACACTCTAATGGAAGACGCTATGTTGATACATAGAATAGTTAGAGCGCCTGAAAAGCGCATATTTTACATGAACGTAGGTAATATTCCACCTGCAGAAGTAGAAAACTTTATGCAAAAGACAATCTCAAAAATGAAACGTACTCCTTATGTTGACCAACAAACAGGTGAATATAATTTAAAATACAACATGCAAAATATGCTTGAAGATTATTATATCCCAGTTAGAGGGAATGATACATCCACAAAAATTGATACAGCAGCAGGATTACAATATGATGGAATAGCTGATGTAGAATATTTAAGAGATAAATTATTTGCTGCTTTAAAAGTACCTAAAGCCTTTATGGGTTATGATGAAAATACAGAAGGTAAAGCTACATTAGCTGCTCAAGATATTAGATTTGCTCGTACGATAGAAAGAATTCAAAGAATAGTAATTTCAGAATTAACAAAAATAGCTTTAGTTCATTTATATACTCAAGGTTATAAAGATGAAAATCTAACTAATTTTGAATTATCAATGACTACCCCTTCAATCATATATGATCAAGAAAGAGTAGCATTAATGACTGAAAAAATGACATTAGCTCAATCTATGATAGATAGTAAAATTGTCCCTTCAGATTGGATTTATGAAAATATATTTCACTTTAGTGAAGATGAGTTTAGTGAATATAGAGATTTAGTTAGACAAGATGCTAAAAGATCATTTAGGTTATCTCAAATTGAAGCAGAAGGTAATGACCCATAAGAAACAGGAAAATCATATGGTACACCTCACGATTTAGCTTCTTTATATGGAGTAGGAAGAACTCAATCAGATCCAGCTAATGTTCCTGATGGGTATGATGAAAAAGTTCCATTAGGTAGAAAAAAAGAATCAAATACTGATAGGGGTAAGCAAGAAAATGCTTTTGGGAAAGATCCATTAGGAAGAAATGGTATGAAAAAAGATTATAACGACAGTAAGGGATTAAAAAGTAATTTTAAAGGTGGTTCACCTTTAGCTTTAGAAACAAAACAAATGTTAAAAAAAGCCCCCCGTCCACCTAAAACTGAAAAACAATTAGTTTTTGAAGAAGATAATAAAGGGGACAATTTGTTAGATGAATCTCAACTGCGTGAATAATAAATTCTTATATATTTATAATTAAACCAAATCCTAAGGAATGAACATTAAACATTCAAAGTACAAGAATTCTGGTATTCTTTTTGAACTATTAGTAAGACAAATAACCGCTGATACCCTAGATGGGAAAGATTCACAAGCCAGAAGAATACTTCAAGAATACTTTGTCAAAACTGAATTAGGAAGAGAATACAAGTTATATGAAACTCTTTCCAAAAATACAAACCTTTCAGAAGCAAAAGCTAATATAGTATTAACATCTTTATTAGAATCTTCAAAACATTTAAATAGGGGTTTATTAAAAAGACAAAAATATAACTTAATTAAAGAAATAAAGAAAAGTTATGATGTTAATAAATTCTTTAGACATAAACTTCCCAATTATAAATCTCAAGCAGCTTTTTATACCTTAGTTGAACTAAAATCAAAACCAAACCCTAACAATATTAAACATGAAATTAG